GCCTGACTGGTATGTGATGATTTGTGATTCATCTGGTGACGCTCCAAAAAGCTCAATATCTTCAAAATGACACAACAACTGGTAATTGGGTACAGTATCTCCTGTAATCGAGCGTATGGGCGTAATGTAATTTGTAGCTAAAATGCCATATTCCTGCCCACTGAAAGAGTTGTTCTCATTCTGGGGTACAAACTCGTACGTGCTCAAATACGGCACCTTAAGCTGACAAGATGTGGCCTCGGAAAGTGACAAGGTCGCATGCGGTATCTGAAACGTAGCTGGACTCAAAACACACCTCTTCCAGGTAACGTTAGTTCCGGCGGTCGGCGGTAAATACTGCCAACTCAAATTAACGATACCCTGTTGAAAAGGTGAAGAGGAAACTTGCAATTCAAAAACAAGACTTGCTCGGAAACCAAATATGCCCTGCATTCGCGTACGCATCCCCGGGAACCAAACAGCCATTATCAAATCCCAAGATACAGTAGTACCAAAACCCAACTGTATTACATCTTTAGTAAAATCACCAGCACCTATCCTCCTAGGTCTTTTAAGGTAGTCGGTCAAAGCCTGGAGACTAGATTCTGGACGAACCAAAGGTACAATATGTGGTGATATGGGAAAAGCATCGGCGCGTATACATGATTCTGACGCCAAAGTCGTCAACTGAATGTCAGTTTCTTCTTCACTGACTTGTATCCCTTCAATGGGACACTCTGCAACTTCGTATTCTTTAGCGGTGCGATTTAGAGTGAGCGGTTGCACCAAAAAACTCACCCGGAGCCCTTCTCTGATAGGTTCTGAGTAGTACCACCGGCCATCCAAGCATCCTGACGTCCTCACGCTACTGGCTTCCTTAATTTCTCGCGTTTAGACCGTATATATCTTAGAAGACGTCTTTGCTATCAGACGTAAAGCCATCCCAACTTTTCTGCGTACTCAGTTGCACGCAATTGACACGCTCTGCGGTCATAGACCACATGTTCAGGTAACTGAAACTCCTTTCTGATGGCAACAAGCTCTGGTCCGAATTGATCCCACATCCCAGGTGGATGGAAACTCAACTCGACCAATGCTTGGTCCACTCCTCCGCCAAGGGTCCTAAGTTCCTTGGACAAATCTCGTACATAGTACATACTCTCCAGAAAACTACTCGGTCGTATGGGAAACATCCAACCAACACCAGGCTCAAACCTGAAAGACCTCTTTAAAAACTCGCACTCCGATAGAGACTTGGTACAAAATTCATCGGTCTTATCAGCTGGTTGGACTGTCAAGCCCAAATGAACTCGCAAGACTTCTACGATGTCTCCAGTATCAAAACCCTGTAACCATGGTGCATTGACTCTAAGACAGTCATCGCCATTAGCAACCATTGAAACATCATGCCAGAACCTTTCAACTTTGTCCCACCCCTGCAACTCGCCATAAGCATAAACGTTACAAGCGAGGACATAGTAAGAGTTCAAAAGAGAGGTCAAAAAGTGTCCACTAGGCAAACCCTTAGTCCAAGACACCAAATTACAATGATTGGAAATACCATCTCCTGTAACGTGGATCGAATTAACGAGCGAATCAAATAATACTTCTCTCACAGTATTATCGCTCACGTCAGAGGAGGCGTAGCAGTTGTTAACCTGCTTAAGGAAAGCCCATTGCATGTTGGGCTGGTGCGAGGTGTCAAAGCCTTTAATGTCCGAATCGTCCACCATTTTTGTTTTCAACAACTCCTCGGTGTCCAAATCGTGGTGTTTACACAACCACGAAACAAGAGACTGCACGTCTAGCGAATCGTATACGTTAATGCCAAGGGTAGTACCGCTCAAAACTGGGTTACTATTGACGATCGAGGACAAATGTCCAAAATACATGCGACAAGCGATGACATAATCAAGGCTCGGGTTAGAAATCATCCGCACCTTACCATCGTCCACCTTTTCGAAAGGTAAACACTCGTCTTTGGGGAAGTCAAGGTAAAGATGACCTTTAGCTACCCCTTCGCGAGCACTGCACACGACATGCTTGACACGCTCCTCGAGCTTCTGTGACAATTCAGACTTTAAATCATATTCTCCTTCTACTCCAAAAAAGCTCCGCTTACCGTCTTTGTATTTAAGGCAATACGGCAAACCGGCACTCGTCTTACGGGTCACACCCTTAAATTTCATGGTGTCAGACCCCCGAACGGCGGTATCGTAAGGCAAAATTCGGAGTTGAACGCCTCTCAACAAATTGCGTAAAGGCTGGAATGCCACTTCCATCGCCTTATCACATTTGTCTTGTCGAACGTGCAACACGTTGGTAGAATAATTCAAAGTAGCTCTCTGAAAATTGTTGTAGCCACTACCGGGCAAAATCCTGCCGGCTAATGCCGGTTTCTTCGTTGGCTGTCCGAGGTGTTTAGAAAACCTTCCGTAAACCCTAGATCTGACAATAGAGCTCTTCATGGGCGTGGGAACAGAACGCGACAACGTACCAAGTGGTAAGAAACTACCACGGTCATAAAGGGTGTTCACCCTATCTGACTGGAATTCCACTCCGCGTTCGTATTCCAAGAACTGCTGTTTCACGTCCTCTTCAACGGTATCCGTATCAATGATAATTCCAAAGGTTTTAAGACCTTTTTCAACCATTTCTCGAGAAAGAACTGCTCCAAAACCCACACCCTGCTTGTTGGCTCCAAAATGTATACCGAGAAAAGTGGCTTTGCCACCTATAGATCTCCCAAGCAAAATGGCAGCCCCACAATCGCCTTTCTCGGTCCCAGCATTCCTGTAAGACCAAAAACGACTGTGTGTCTCTTGCTGGGTGCGCAAAGGCTCCTTTCCAAGCTCGACACGATTAATGGTCTTAACATCCTGTACCAACCTGACATAGTCGCCTTCTCGGTGAACATTAACACCCTGAATACACAAATCATAAATGTCTGGATTTCGGGCAATGTCTTGTTCTGTTGGAAACAAACTAAGAGAAATGTTTTTTAATCGGTTCTCAAAAGTGTGAGGCATCTCTATCAAAACTAAATCGGAAGAAGGGTATTCGTGCCTCCTCAAACGCAAAAACTCATCTGGGTCCATTTTTAAGGGGCTGTTATGCCCATTCTTCCAATCTGAATTAAAAGCGAAAGTAAAGAGTAACTTCTTAATGTTCCCAGTACTGTGTGACTCGGCAATTTCTCTGAGAAAATGTTTGTTAAACAAGTAGATCCGGGACCTCAACTTATGGATCGTACCCATCTGTATCTCTTTTCCTCCGTTGTCAACGAGAGAAAATCGAACCGCCTTCTTGAAAATGGATTCATTCTTCATGCGGTCAGAATCAGTCAAACCGTAACCACTCTGCTCCTCTAAATCAGGACAACACGTACGTTTAGTAACGGACCGAAAAGCTGAAAGAGCGCTCTTCAACAGTCCACAAACCAGTTTAAAAGCTCCGACTGACAAAGCAATGGTTATCGGAGAAACGGCAAAAGTACCGATATCAAAAAACCTCTTGTTCAGCCAAGACAACGGTTTTCCGGGATTGAAAAGCTCACAACGGACCAAACCTGAAGCTTTTAAATAGCCGTCGCGTCCAAAACGCCAGCTGTCTCCAAGATAATAGTTCAACCCCTCCTTGCACTTTCTCAAAATCCTACGGAAAACATTGTCAGTCTCTGTTATGGAAGCTTCCAAAGCAGTAAAAACGGACTCGCTGTCATCATCATCAGATGATACATCAAGTTCTGCTTCCGTCCGCACGTCAGGCAGTGGTCCAGACTGCATCTGCAATGACTCGGTTCTAAAGTTCATGGCATTAAGCATGTCAATCAACGTCAAAGAGGGTTCTCTCACCGTCTCTTTTCTCGAGAGGTTCTGTAAAACGTAATCAAAAAACTGAGCAGTGTTCAACACTACTCCAGTTTGCTGTCCACGCTTGTAGTCCCATCCTGTGAACTCCCACACATTGGGAAAATCTCGATACCAAGCTTCGCTTCTGGACCGTGGTCTTTTAGTCCACTCTTCAAAGGCTTCCACAAACTTGGAATGATCCAATGTACCTCTTGCCGACTGAAAAGGTTCATTCACTCCCAATCGAAAAGGCAAAGTAACCCTATTCGCAGCAGCACTCGGGTCAAGAATTACTTTTTGATACTCAGAGAAATTAGTCATGTTAGTGGTTGCAAAAAGCATCTTGGACGTAAAGAAAAACTTTCCCTTGTTCTCCAAAGTGGCGTAATTTAAAGGATACATGGTTGGCGAACAAATACGAAAAACTTCGGCAATGTCGCTATCTTCAGTAACACCGGGAACAGGCCTTATCTGAAACATGTCATCTTTTTGGTAAATCACCTGAGACCGATAACCTTCCCAGAACTTGGATTCGCCCTTAGTGTGGAAAATGTCGCCTGCTTCTATCGTGCCTTTCGGTAACCAACCATTATGTCCCCGGGCAGCCATCGCCTGTGCGATCAAAATACTTGCCAAGGGTAATATGGTAGTCTTGCCCATCCTACTCGGTCCGTTTAACAACAAGAATTCAGGCTCTTGACGAATGGCGGACGAGCGGATAAAACAACCAGCTCCCTGAGCTGCTATACTACGCAGCATGGCTAACTTCTGGTTAATCAAGGTCGTTTCTTTAACAATTCCTGAATTACTCAACTGAAGCTTCAAACCCCAATCAGTAAGCGAATTCCAAGTTTCGACTTGTTCTTTACTGACTTCTGGTTCACGGCAACGTCTAGCAGCGAACTGCTCGACTTCATGACAAAAGCTAGTTACTTCAGTAACACTAG